AGCACTTCAGGCTCCTCAGGCTCATCTGGTTCAGCAGGTTCTTCAGGTAATACAGGTACATCAGGTTTAAGCCGCTCTTCTGGTTCATCAGGTTCAAGTGGATCATCAGGTACTTCTGGTGTAAATGGTTTATCAAGTACTTCAGGCTCATCAGGCTCAGCAGGTTCAACAGGCTCATCAGGTAACTCAGGTAACTCAGGTTTAAGCCGCTCTTCTGGTTCATCAGGTTCAAGTGGATCATCAGGTACTTCTGGTGTAGGTGGTTTATCTGGTACTTCTGGCTCATCAGGTTCGTCTGGTTCAGCAGGTTCTACTGGTTCTTCTGGTAACTCAGGTAACTCAGGTTTAAGCCGTTCAGCAGGTAGTTCAGGCTCCTCAGGCTCATCAGGTACTTCTGGTGTAGGTGGGCTATCAGGTACCTCAGGCTCATCAGGCTCAGCAGGTTCAACAGGCTCATCAGGTAACTCAGGTAACTCAGGTTTAAGTCGTTCAGCAGGTTCATCTGGTTCTTCGGGCTCATCAGGTACTTCTGGTGTAGGTGGTTTATCTGGTACTTCTGGCTTATCAGGTTCGTCTGGTTCAGCAGGTTCTACTGGTTCTTCTGGTAACTCAGGTAACTCAGGTTTAAGCCGTTCATCAGGAACATCTGGTTCTTCAGGTTCTTCAGGTACTTCAGGCGTAGGAGGATTATCAGGTACTACAGGCTCAAATGGTTCAAGTGGTAATTCAGGTGAGTCTGGTAATTCGGGTACAACTGGTTCAAATGGATCTAGTGGCAATGCTGGTAACTCAGGTAAAGCAGGTTCTTCAGGTTCATCAGGTAGTTCAGGTTCTTCAGGTACTTCAGGTGTTGGTGGACTATCAAGCACTTCAGGCTCTTCAGGTTCTTCAGGATCATCTGGTTCATCAGGTAATACTGGTACTTCTGGTATAAGTCGCTCTTCAGGCTCATCAGGTTCTTCGGGTTCATCAGGTAATACAGGTACATCAGGTTTAAGCCAGAGCTCAGGTTCTTCAGGTAGTTCAGGTTCATCAGGTAATACAGGTAACTCCGGTTTAAGTCGTTCAGCAGGTTCATCTGGTTCTTCGGGCTCATCAGGTACTTCTGGTGTAGGTGGTTTATCTGGTACTTCTGGCTCATCAGGTTCGTCTGGTTCAGCAGGTTCTACTGGCTCCTCTGGTAACTCAGGTAAAGCAGGTTTAAGCCGTTCATCAGGAACATCTGGTTCTTCAGGTTCAGCAGGTAATACAGGTACATCAGGTTTAAGCCAGAGCTCAGGTTCTTCAGGTAGTTCAGGTTCATCAGGTAATACAGGTACATCAGGTTTAAGCCAGAGCTCAGGTTCTTCAGGTAGTTCAGGTTCATCAGGTACTTCAGGCGTAGGAGGATTATCAGGTACTACTGGCTCAAATGGATCTAGTGGCAACTCAGGCAACTCAGGCAATTCAGGTACTACTGGCTCAAATGGATCTAGTGGTAACTCAGGTAACTCAGGTAAGTCTGGATCATCAGGTTCATCTGGTACAAGTGGATCAAGTGGTACTTCAGGTGTAAGTGGTCTTTCAGCGGTTTCAGGTACTACAGGTTCTTCTGGCTCAGCAGGTGCTACAGGTAACTCAGGAAAATCAGGTCAATCTGGTACAACAGGTTCTAATGGTTCAAGTGGTAATTCCGGTAACTCAGGTAACTCAGGTAATTCAGGTACTACTGGTTCAAATGGTTCAAGCGGTAACTCAGGTAACTCAGGTAACTCAGGTACAACAGGTTCCAATGGCTCAAGTGGCAACTCAGGTAACTCAGGTAATTCAGGTACTACTGGTTCAAACGGCTCAAATGGTAATTCTGGTAATTCCGGCAACTCAGGCAAGTCTGGATCATCAGGTTCATCAGGAACTTCAGGTTCATCAGGAACATCAGGTGTAAGTGGCCTTTCAGCTGTTTCAGGTACTACAGGTTCTTCTGGCTCAGCAGGTGCTACAGGTAACTCAGGAAAATCTGGTAATTCAGGCACAACAGGTTCAAACGGCTCAAATGGTAATGCCGGTAACTCAGGTAACTCAGGCAACTCAGGTACTACAGGCTCTAATGGTTCAAGCGGTAACAATGGTAACTCAGGTAACTCAGGCAACTCAGGTACTACAGGCTCTAATGGTTCAAGCGGTAACAATGGTAACTCAGGTAAATCAGGCAATTCAGGAACTACAGGTTCAAATGGATCTAGTGGTAACGCTGGTAATTCTGGCCCTAGTGGTTCTTCAGGTAGTTCAGGTACAGCAGGTAAAGCTGGATCATCAGGTAGTTCTGGCACTTCAGGTGTATCTGGTATTTCAGGTAATATAGGTACAGCAGGTACTTACGTATCTATAGTAGCAGGTACGGGTTTAAATGGAGGAGGATCATTAAGTACTGATAGAACTGTAAACGTAAACTGGGCAGGTTCTACTGTAGGTGGTATTACAACTTATGGTAAATCTGGAGATCCTACGGTTTATTCTAATTTTTATTATGATACTACTAATGGTAATGTTGTATTAACTGGTAGCACTTTCTTAGCAGTTAATTACACAGCAGCCCCACTTCACCATGTAACAGTTTCAGGTTCAATATCTATTACAGGATCTAACGTACCCGCAGCTTCTTTAAGATTCCAAGATACAGGAGGAACTTCTCGTAATGCTTTATATGTTAATAGTACAAACTATTTAGAAGTAGGTAACCAATTTTATACAGGTTTAAAGTTAATTCATAGTGGATCTTATGGTAGTGCTTATACTCCTGGTGGTAGAAATGGAGTTAGTGATATTATTGGAGCAACAGCTGATGATAATGTATTAGGTACCCCAGATAGCTGGTTAGCCGTTAGAGTAGGAGCAACAGACTATGTAATTCCAATGTATACAGCATGATACCTTTAACCCCTGAATTAGAAAATAAAATAAAAGCTAGTGGAGGTAATATTCATTATGTTACTTTAGAAGAATTTCAACAAATATTATCTAAGGGAACACTTTTATCTAAAGAAGAAGGATTAAAACAACTTGGCAAATCAAAATAAAGTTATTAAATTAGTTATAAACTAAAACAAGTCTATGAAGAAATTATTGTATATAGCTCCCCATTTATCTACTGGGGGCCTTCCTCAATATCTATGTAAAAAAATTGAGCTATTAAAAGATACATATGAAATTTATTTAGTTGAATGGGTAGATTGTACTGGGGGAGTTTTAGTAGTTACAAGAAATAAAATTGTAGATTTAATAGATTCTAGTAGATTTTTTACTTTAGGAGATAATAAAATGGAACTTATTGATATAATCAATCAAGTTCAACCTGATATTGTTCATTTAGAAGAAATTCCTGAATTTTTTATGGACAGATCTGTAGCAGAACAAATATACTCTACTAAACGTAAATATAGAATTGTAGAAACATCCCATGATTCATCTTATAATACCCAAGAAAAATCATTCTTCCCAGACAAATTTATGTTTGTATCTGAGTGGCAAATTCAACAATATAAAGATATAGACATTCCTAAAACTGTAGTATACTACCCAATTGAATACGTTGAACGTCCTAATAGAGAAGAAGCATTAAAAGAATTAGGATTAGATCCAAACAAAAAACATGTTTTACACGTTGGGTTATACACTCCTAGAAAAAATCAAAAAGAATTTTTTGAATATGCTCAACAATTTCCTGATGTTGAATTCCATAGTTTAGGTAATAGAGCTGATAATTTTAAATGGTACTGGGAAGATTTAGCTAATAATCAACCTTCAAACTTAACTTGGTGGAACGAACGCACTGATGTAGATAAATTCTATCAAGCAATGGATTTGTTTTTGTTTACTTCTCGCGGAACAAATAATGATAAAGAAACAATGCCACTAGTAATTCGTGAAGCAGTTTCATATCAAATCCCAATTTTAATATATAACCTCCCAGTATACTTAAATTATTGGGATAATTTTGAAGGAGTAAATTATTTAGAATTTGATAATTTTGAAAAAAATTGTGAGTTAATAGCTGGAAAACTAGGAGTTCAAATTTATAATCCTGAAAATGAGGCTATTATTATTTCTACTTATCCTATTACTGATAGCATTGTTAATACAACTAAAGAATGTATTGTAAAAGCTAAACAAACTGGAAGAAAAATTATCCTTGTATCCCATGCTCCTATCCCAGAAGAATTACAATCATTAGTAGATTATTGTATTTACGATAAAAATAATATTTTAACTAAACATACATTCTTTAACAAATCATTCTATTACTCCCCAGATTTTGATGTATACGTTAATTTAAATGGTGAAAATAATGACATATATCATGGTCCTACAGTTTATACTAATTACTACAATGGATGTATTTTAGCAAAAAAGTTAGGTATTAAAAAAGTATTCTTTTTAAATTTTGACTATATTTTAAATCATAAAACATATTTAGATGAAATTTCATCTATTTTAGATACACAAGATGCTTTTTATGAATTTAGACAAGAACAAGAAGGCCCATGTTTAACTACATTCTTTGCTGCAGCTAAACCTGAATTTTATACTAAAAATTTCCCTTTAATAACAGATTCTAAACAGTATGATGATTTACAGCATAAATGGGGATCAGAGACTAATAGTTTAGAAAACTTAATGTATAATGGAGTTAAAAATCTCCCCAAAGTTCATTATGAAAATACTGAAATTTTTAGAGAAAAGTTAAATAGAGATATTACTCATAAAGATTTTTCAAGAGTAGAATATTTTACAGCACTCCCAGTAGAAGAACACCCAGAGATATTTTGTCCTTATATCCAAGTATTAAATAGTAAAGATAGTAGACTTTTCAAACTCTCAGTATTTAAAAATTCAAATTTAGTTAATACCCAAGATTTAGAAATTATAGACAAAACTTTTTATTATTTACCTATAAATTGTGAATCATTTAATAAAAATGATTTGTATGAAGTTAAATTAGAAATTTTTGATTTAAATACTAATAAATTTATAGAAAGTAAACAAATAAACATTGATTATAATTACTATAATGATATCTTACCTCAAAATGGGTTTATAAAAATTAAAAATTTAGTAACCTCTAAAAAAATCAAATTAATGCACTTAGTTACTGAGCCGGAAACCAATCCAAAAGAAATACGCTCAGTAAACAATATTAAAGATTTTTGTGAAAAAACAGGTATTAAATATGAACAACGTATAAATAAAATATGGACTGAATTACCTCCTAAAGATACTTGTAATCGCCCAGATGACGTTCAAGATAAACCTGGTTACTATAAACTTGCTCCTGGCCACTATGGTTGTTATATTGCCCATACTACAGCTATAAATGATGAAGATAATTATAACTATGATTATATTTTAATATTTGAAGGAGATGTAATTGTTGACTCAGACTATCAAGAGTTATATGATTCATTAATTCGTTTTAGTAGATTATCAAAAGAAACTAACCAAGATATTATTGGATTTGGAAATCCATGGCAAAACCGTAATTTAAATGGACCTAAAATTGAAGATGTTTATACAAACGTTACACCATTTATTCCAGCCCAATCATATTTAATTAATAATGATAAACTATCTTATATTCAAGATAAAATTAGTACAACACCATGGGATGCTTTTGATATGTGGGTATGTAATGTAGCTGAATTAAAAGTAGGAACAGCAGAAAAAATCTATACTAAACACCTCCCAGGATTTAGTATTATTGAACAAACCGATAAATCAACAGACGAAAATAGTCCATTAATATTTGCTAAAGAATGAGAGTAGCCCATATCGACCCCGCTTGCGGATTAACTATTCCTCCTAAAGGTTGGGGTGCTATAGAAAAAATTATTTGGGAATTTAAGTGTAATCTTGAAAAACAAGAACATGTAGCTGATGTTAAATTTGCTACTTGGGTTGAACCTTATCAATATGATATAGTTCATTGCCATGTTGCTAATTTAGCTTTAATGTTAGCTGAACGAAATATTCCTTACATATTTCAATTACATGATCACCATGTATTTCATTATGGCAAAGACTCAAATGTATATAAAGAAAATTTAAAAGCTATTGAAGGATCTTTAGTATCATTAGTACCTGCTAAATTTTTAGTAGATTGGTTTGATAATCATCCTAAAGTAAGATACTTTGCTCACGGGGTTAATAATCAAGAATTTTACCCTATTGAAAAAGAAATACCAACTGAACCTAAACTTTTAATGGTTGCTAATAATGGTTTAGGAGGTCAAGCTGGATTTGATAGAAAAGGTTTTGCTTATGGTATAGGATTAGCTATGCTAAATGATTTAGAAATTACAATAGCGGGCCCATACAATAATCAAAATTTTTTTAATAATCACATTTGGGCTTTAAATTATCCTAAATTAAGTATTATTTTTGATTTACCTAACACTGAATTATTAGATTTATATCATAAACATGATATTTTTATCCATCCAACAATGTTAGAAGCAGGTCATCCTAATTTAACTATGATTGAAGCCGCAGCTGCTGGTTTACCTATTATTGCTGATTGGGAGCATGAAACTGATTTTCATGGTGCTTGGAGAGCTCCTCGAGATGTATTTAAAATGGATCAAGGATTAAAAGATATATTATTAAATTTTGATTCTTATAGAGAAAAATGTGCAAATACTGCTAAAGAATTAGATTGGTATAATCGTACTACTGAATTAGTAAAAATATATAATGAGTTTGTATGAAAGAAGTTTTAATTGACGAATATAATAGTACTAAAATTTTAAAAATTCCATTTAAAAAGTTACAAAATAAATTTTCTTGTAATTTTGTAGATGGGGCTTTTATAGAAGTTACTGGTCCTGAAGAAAAACAATATAAAGTTGTATTTACTGACCAAGACACCCAAACTATATTACACGATACTACTATTAGTACTAACATGTGGACTCGTACTAACATTAAATATTTTATTAATTGGTTAGTTCAAGTATATGATGCCTCAAATAATGAATTAGTTTTTGAACATAAGTATAATCCTGAAGGTAAAAGAGTTTACATCCATATGGATTCAAGTGCTATTGGTGATACATTAGCTTGGTTTCCCTATGTTGATGAATTTAGAAAAAAATGGAATTGCCATGTTATAACTTCTACATTCCATAATGATTGGTTTATCGATGAATACCCAGAACTAGAATTTATAACTCCTGGAGTTGAAGTATTTGATTTGTATGCTATGTATGGTGTAGGTTGGCATTATGAAAGTGATGCGGTTGTTAATTATAGTAAGGTACCCCGTGATTTTAAAGCTTTAAATTTACAACAAACTTCAACTGATATTCTAGGATTAGAGTATACTGAAATAAAACCCAAAATAAAACTCCCACAAGAACCTTCTCCATTAAAAGAAAAGTATGTAGTAATAGCCCCCCACGCTTCGGCTCATGCTAAGTATTGGAATTATCCTAGAGGATGGCAAACTGTTATTGATTATCTAAATAAACAAGGCTACAAAGTAGTAATGATTACTCAAGAACCTTGGGGAGATAAATGGCATGATTCTAAATTAGGAGGAACTTTAAAAGGAATTATAAATAAAACTGGAGATTTTTCATTAGAAGAAAGAATAAATCAAATTAAACATGCTGATGCATTTATTGGTGTTGGTAGTGGTTTAAGTTGGTTAGCTTGGGCTACTGGAACCCCAGTTATACTAATCTCAGGATTTAGCGAACCACATACAGAATTTACTTGTGAAAGAGTATTTCCTAAAAGATCTAATGTATGTACTGGATGTTTTAACCGTGAATGGTTAAATCCTGGAGATTGGGAATGGTGTCCTGACCATAAAGGAACTTTACGTCAATTCGAATGCACAAAAAATATTACTCCTAATATGGTAATAAGTGCTTTACAAAAAACCCTTAATATTTATTAACATAAAACACTATGGAAAAGATTTTTTTAACCACTGATGAGTTACAACAATTAAAGGAAATTCAAGAAATTGGTACTAACATAATAGCCCAGTTTGGGGAGTTTGAGTATAGAATCCAATTATTGCAAATTCAAAAAGCTAGTTTAGTAGAAGAATTAAACAACTTAAAAACAAGAGAAACTGAAATTGGAAGTACTCTTGAAGCTAAATACGGGCAAGGTTCTATTGATATCGAAACAGGTGAGTTTATTAAAGATTGACTTTAACAAAAAAATATAATATTTATCACAAAATTAACCCAATAGAACAATGGCAGAAACATTAATCTCCCCAGGAGTATTAGCTAGAGAAAACGACCAGTCTCAAGTTAGTAGCTTACCTATACAGGCGGGTGCCGCTATCATAGGCCCTACAGTAAAAGGACCAGTTGAAATCCCAACACTTGTTAGCTCTTACAATGACTACACAAATAGATTTGGTACAACTTTCATTAGTGGTGGTGAACAATACACTTACTTTACTTCAATAGCTGCTTACAATTATTTTAATAATGGAGGTACTTCATTATTAGTATCTAGAGTAGTAGCTGGAGGTGGTTCAACTTATACACCTGCTACTTCAAGTGATATTACAAATAACCAAAGTGTAACAGCTGGTAAATTTGCTACTGCTAGCTTTGCTTTAGCAGCTGCATTTAGTGATGGAGACGAAGTTCGCGTAACTGGTAGTTTTGGTCTCTACCGCTTTGTTGCTTCAGCGACCCCAGTTCCTGCAGATGATACTGATGGTTTACTTTATTTCTTCTCTACAGGTTCATCTGTTGGTCAATCACTTGCTAACTTAACAGCTTCAATGGGCCAAGCTACTGCTCTTGGTGGTACACTTACTTTTGTTTCAGAATCAGGTGTAGGTTTAGCAATTTCATCTTCAGCATCTGGTTCTACTTATAACGGAGTAATTTTCTCAACTGGATCAGCTTCAAGCTTCGCAGATCAAGCTACTTTAGGTGGTGGTGTAAACGGTGATAGTGCCGTAGCTCTTGTTCTTGAAACCCTTAGTGAGGGTACTATCATGAATAGCACTAGCTCTTTAGACTCAAACGGTGCTTTAGCAAGCGGTTCATCAGATAACATTAGATGGCAAATTGTTACTAGTAATACTTCATCTGGTACTTTTGATTTAGTAATTAGAAGAGGTGATGATAATGCTAATGAAACTAATGTATTAGAAACTTGGACTAACTTATCACTTGACCCAACAGTACCTAACTTCGTATCTAAAGTAATTGGTAACTATAAATTAGCTTTAAGTGCTGATAATTCTCAAATTGAAATCTCTGGATCATATCCTAATGCTTCTAGATTTGTAAGAGTAAAATCAGTAAACGCTACCACTCCAAATTACTTTGATAACTCAGGAGCTCCTAAATCAGCGTACACAGCTTCTCTTCCAGTTGTAGCTAGTGGCTCATTTGGAAACGCTATTGGTAATATGGAAGCTAATGCTGGAAACAAATATTACAATAATATTATCAGTGGAGTAACTAACTCTCAAGGCTTAACAGGTTCAGACTATGCTGCTATGATTACTCTTCTTGCAAACCAAGATGCATACCAGTACAATATGATCGCAGCCCCAGGTTTATTTGACACAGCTAATGTAACTAGTGCTGGAATGGTATCTCAAGTTACTTCATTAATTTCTAACGCACAAAATAGAGGTGATCATATTTTAATATTAGATCAAAACCTTTATGGATCTACTGTTGCAAATGCTACAACAGCTGCTGCTACTAGAAATACTTCATACGCTGCTACTTACTGGCCTTGGTTACAAACCAATGACCCAGATACAGGTGAAAACGTTTGGGTTCCAGCTTCAGCAATGATTCCTGGAGTATATGCTCAAAACGATTCAGTTTCTTATGCTTGGTTTGCCCCAGCAGGTATTAACAGAGGTGGTTTAAGTAACGTAACTAGAGCTGAAAAGACATTAACTCAAGCTAACAGAGACACATTATACACAGGAAAAGTTAACCCAATTGCTACATTCCCAGGAACTGGTGTTGTAGTATACGGACAGAAAACACTTCAAACTAGAGCTACAGCTCTCGACCGTGTAAACGTTCGTAGATTGTTAATTGAACTTAAATCATTTATTTCTCAAGTAGCTAATAATTTAGTATTTGAACAAAACACAATTGCTACTAGAAATAGATTCTTAGCTCAAGTAAATCCTTACTTAGAACAAGTTCAACAACAACAAGGCTTGTATGCGTTCAGAGTAATCATGGATGATACTAACAACACAGCTGATGTAATTGATAGAAACCAGTTAATTGGCCAGATCTTCATCCAACCAACTAAGACAGCTGAATTTATTTACCTCGACTTCAACATCTTACCAACTGGTGCTACTTTCCCAGCATAAAAGTTTAAAGTTTGAATATTTATAATAGAACAATTAATATAAACGCAAAATGGCAGTATTAGACTCTAACGAAATTTTCTTCACGGCGTTTGAACCAAAAGTACAGAATAGATTTATTATGTACGTTGGTGGAATTCCTTCATACACAATTAAAGGTATCTCATCTGTAGGTTTTTCGCAAGAAGAAATTATGTTAAACCATATTAACGTTTACCGCAAAATTAAAGGTAAATTAAAGTGGAATGATTTAACAATGACTTTATTTGATCCAATTACTCCTTCAGGCGCACAAGCCGTAATGGAGTGGGTTCGTTTACACCACGAATCAGTAACTGGTAGAGATGGTTATAGTGATTTCTATAAGAAAGACGTTACTATCGATGTATTAGGTCCTGTAGGTGATATCGTTTCTGAATGGATTATTAAAGGTGCATTTATTAAAGCCGCTGAATTTGGTGAATATAACTGGGATAATGATACTGCTGCCCAAAATATCACTGTAACCCTCGGTATGGATTATTGTGTACTAAACTTCTAATAAAAGTTTACATAAAATTAAATTTGAGCTTGGCTTTGCCAAGCTCTTTTTTTATATTGTATTTACTATAAGAGAAGTTCTTTGACACTTAATACTAAACAAAACTATGGAAACACTATCTTTTACTATAGGTGTGCTTGCTGTGATTGATCTTTTGATCGTTGCAGGTACGTTTTTGGTCTTAAAGACATTAAACATTACCCGCAAACAAGCGGAATCTACTCAACGAGAGCTAGAAGCTAACGTTAGAGAACTACATTATGAGGTAGAACGCTACCGAAATGATTTATATAATGAAATTAAAAATGTCGAGAACAATGTTGTTCGACATACCGACTCTCGAGTCGATAAACTAGAATCTAAAGTGTATAAAGATTTCGATCTTTATCGCACACAAGGTCGTCAATATTAATAAATAATTCGTCAAAGACTTCTCTTTATAGTATTTATATATGATACACAGTTGCAACTAATTAAAAATCTATGGAAAACGAAACACCAAAATTTAAATTCCCTACTGAAACAGTAGAACTCCCATCAAAAGGTTGGTTATACCCTGAAGGGCACCCATTATCAAGCGGTACAGTTGAAATGAAGTACATGACCGCAAAAGAAGAAGACATTTTAACTAACCAAAGTTATATTAAGCAAGGTATAGCTGTTGATAAACTTTTACAATCTGTAATTGTTACTAAATGTAACTTAGATGATTTAGTTACAGGTGATAAAAATTCCTTATTAGTAGCTGCTCGAGTTTTAGGCTATGGTAAAGACTATTCATTTACATACAATGAAGAAGAAATCACTGTAGATCTATCAGCCCTCCCAGCTAAAGAATTAAATACAACCTTAGTTACTAAAGGTGTAAATGAATTCCCATTTACTCTTCCCCATTCAGGAACTAAGATTACTTTTAAAATTCTTACAGGTCACGATGATACTGCTATGACTAATGAAATTAAAGGTATGAAACGAGTTCAAAAGAACTTCTCAGCAGATTCTTCATTAAGACTTAAATATATGATCACTTCTGTTGAAGGTGATTCTGAAAAACAAACTATTCGTGATTTTGTAGATAATTATCTTTTAGCACGTGATTCTACAGCTTTAAGATCATACTACAAAGAAGTTGCTCCAGATACTAAAATGACTTTTATTTATGAAGGAGAAAACGGCGAAGAGGAGGTCGCTATTCCTTTAGAAGTTCAATTTCTTTGGCCTGACGCCCGAGCATAGACTTTTAGTGTTTCAACAGATACACGATATAGTGTATAATGGTCAAGGAGGTTATTCATGGGGAGAAGTATACGATTTTCCAATTTGGTTAAGAAGAGCTACAATTAATTTCTTAAATAAATCTATAGATGCTAGAAATAAAGCTGATGAAAAAGCTTATAATAATTCTACTTCTCAAACTGGAAAAACTTCTACTACTACTAATTTAGATTGGGGTAATCCTGATAAAAGTAAGATTAAACCTCCATCTTATGTTACAAAGGCATCAAAAAAATGATGCCTTTTAATATTTATACGAGTACAATATTCTAATTATGGCTAAAGGCGACGAAAAACTAGAACAATTAAAAGCTGATCTTATAGCAGAACAAAATGAAGCATTAGGAGATCAGCTAAGCATATCTTCTCAGTTAGCCACTCAAATGTCTTTAATGTATAAGTACATGAAAGATAAAACAGAATTAGATAAGCAAGCAGTTGATCTTTCAAAACAAAATGCTAAAATAGCAAGAGATTTAAAACTAGATATTGATGATCAGGCTTCTACTCAAAAACAGTTAGTAAAAATAGCTGAACAACGAAATAAAATAGAAAGAGTAAAGAAAGGCTTATTAAAAGACGCTTCTAATGATTTAAAAAACGAAGTTGCTTTATTTAAATCTAGAGAAAAAGACTTAACTAAACAACTAGAATTAGGAAAAATTACTGAAGAACAATATTCTGAACGACTTCGTGGTTTAGAATCTCAATTATCTATAGAAGCTAAACAAATCATCAATTTAGATAGACAAGCTGCCCAATTAGGAAAAATAGGAGAAATACTTGCAGATCAAGAACGAAGGCAAAAAAACATAAATAACGCTATGGGCATACTAGGCAAAAGTGCTGAAGGTGCTAGCAAATTCCTCAATAAAATAGGACTCTCAGGTGTAGCTAAAGTTTTCCAAGGTGCCGCTGACAGTGCTCGTGATGCTGCTAAGAAAGTTACCGATATGGGTGATAAAGGGGCAGGTGCTATGGGTAAATTAAAAGTAGCAGTAGCTGCCGTAGGTGGCGCTCTTAAAGCTCTAGCAGCAGGTGGTATTATAGGAATTTTAACTACGCTTTACCAACAGTTTGTAAAGTATGGAGAAATGGGTCTTGAATCTATTAAAAGAACTAGTGAACAAGCTACTCAATTATCTCGAAATTTAGGTGTAAGTGCTGCAAAAGGTCAAGAATTAGCAGCTTCTGCTCGTTCTGTTGGTATGGCTATGGGAATGACAGGAGATATGGCCGTAAACTCAGCTAAAGAAATCTACAGTTCTATTAATGGTGCTGAAAAACTATCTAAAGAAACCCAAAAAACATTTATGCAGTTAAATGTATTTGCTGGAATGTCAGCAGATAATTTAGCTACTTTTTATAAATTCGCAAAACAAAGTGGTCAAGAAGCAGGTACAATGGTTAAAAATATGGTTGACACTGCTACCCAATCAATAAAAAACCTTAAACTTAACGTAAGCCAGAAAAAACTGTTAAGTGAGGTTGCACAAGTATCTAGAGCTACTCAAGTTGCTTTTAAAGGTCAAGGGACTGAATTAGTTAAAGTGGTAGCTCAAGCTACTAAATTAGGTCTTTCTTTATCTAAAGTTGAAAAAACTATGGATAGCCTTTTAAATTTTGAAGACTCTATTTCAGCTGAAATGGAAGCTCAACTTTTAACAGGAATGAATCTTGATTTAAGTAAAGCTAGAGCATTAGCTTTAGATGATGATCGTGCAGGAGTAATGGAGGAAATTACTAAACAAGGCATTACTCAAGAAAAATTTGCAAGTTTAGATCGTATTAGCAAAGAAGCTATAGCTAAAACTTTAGGCATGTCCTCTGAAGAAATGGCAGACATGTTAGCAGGAGCAAAAGAAAACGTTTCTGAGAACCAGCAAATGATAGATCTCCAAAGCCAAGGATTAGCAGCAATGACTTCAATGGTCTCAGTTCAAGAACAACTTCTTAAAATGGAACAAGACCGACAAGATGCATTAGCGGGAACAGGTGACCAGTTTCTTGGCTTTAAAAAAACTCTTCAGGATATCCAAATGAAAATACTTCCTTATATCAATATCATTTTCGAAGAAATTGGAAAATTGTTAAATGAAAGTTTAGGAGAAGTAAATGAAATGACTGGTACCTTTGAATTAACAGATGAAAAAGCGGCAGAATTTAGAGAAACTGTACGAGAAGTACTTGATGTCTTTAGAACTATTAAAGATATTGTAGGATGGATTTATGATAAATTTGGTGCTTGGGGTGTAATATTAGCTCCTATGGTAGGAAAGCAATTACCTGGTATGGTTGGAAGTATAGGTAAGTATCTTTTTACTCAAAGACAAGTTTTAGATGATGCTGGTAAATTAGTAGGTAAACAATCTAGATTTAAAGATCTTGTAGATGGTTCTGGAAAATTAATGAAACAAGTAGGTGGCTATATTGGTGATGGTATAAAAGCTATGGGTAAATTTATAGGTAAGATAGCTGCAGCTGCTTACAAATTTTTAGCTCAAGCTGTTTCTTCAATTTGGAGCGCTTTTATGATGTTAGGTCCTATAGCAGGTCCAATAGCAGCAGGTGCTGCTACTGCTGCTATAGGTGCACTCGCTTACAGATACCTTGCTAAAGGTGACGACATTGTATCTCCTGGCTATGGAAAACGTACTCTATACGGCCCTGAAGGCGCTATCGCATTAAACGATAAAGACACAGTAATTGCAGGTACTAAATTATTTGGAGACGACGTTATAAGTGCTCCTAAAGGTACAGTAAGTATGGACAATAGTGCTATGGCTAATGAACTCGCAGCTATTAAAACATTATTAAGTGATTTAACTAGTCGACCATCTGTAGTAGAAATGGATGGACGTAAAGTTGGAGAAACTATGAGATTAGGATCATTTGCTACTCAATAAAAAAATAATATTTATAACATATAATATTAACCCTTAAATTAAATTATTATGTCACATCATGATATTGACTTAGGAAGTAGATACTACCGTGGTGGTTCAAGACTAGATCCACGTGGTGGTAATGGTCAAAACACCGGAGGAGGAAACGATCCTAAAAACAAATATGGTAATAAAAATCCATACGGAACAGGAGGAGATCGTCCACCAAAACCATAATCCAAATTAAATGCCTTTAATAGACTTAAAATCTGACCTTAGAGATCTAAAATACAGTAAAGATCTACCAGGTGGGGGAACTAGTAATCAACCCTATATTACTACCGATATCCCAGCCTATACTGATCCTTATGGTACACCACCTGGGGCATCGGGGTTAGATTTTATTCTTAGAGGTGGTGGAAAATATGATACCTATGTAAGTGATCAATATAGTAGAGTAAAAGATCTACTAGAAGATACATCTTTACTTGGGGGAAATATTGGGGAAAATTGGAAAAGTAAACAAGTAGCTTTATCAAGACAGTCAACTTGGCGTTTCCTATTCAGCCTCCCAATATCTCAAATATATGACAAAAAACAAACTTTAGATCAACTTAGTGGAGGAGTAACTATTCCTGGGTTAAATATTCCTGGGTTTAATATAAATGTCCCTGAATTTAGAGGTGGTATTTTTAGTTATGGTGGTAACATTGGATTTGGAGGAGCTCAATTACCATCAGTTAATTTTCCTCACCTCTACAAACAAGGAGGAATTTCTATGCCTTCATTAGGATGGGCTAATCCTTTAAATTATACCAATGCTTATAAAGCAGCAGACCGAATTAAGATGAATCGAATGATTAATCTTTATAAAACTAAAGTCTCTACTTATGTAAATGGTAAGGATCAAGCATATCAAATAGCTAATAGTGCTATATTGGGGGTTGCCCCTGAAATTGTTCCTGGTTCTGATTTGTTATTACAAACTTATTATGGAGGTACCGATAATTATGGAGGTCAAGTTTCTATTATTCCTCGCCACGTATTTTCAACTAATAAAAAACGTAGTTTTGGAGATGGTGTATTAACATACGATCAAAATATTTTAGGTAAAGTAACTTATGAAAGTGATGCTGGAAAATTAGGCAAAATCTATGGACCTAATAGTATAGCTCAATTAATTGACTTTAGACGAGTTATTAATA